CGCTCCAGTCGTTCAATCTCTTTTTTGACGCCTGCCTGACAGTCGAGCTGTGTCGCACGTTGCAGGTGAGCCAGCGCACCGGCGGCATCACCACCGTCACGCAGAAACAGACCGGTGATTTTGTGCAGCTTTGCGCGCACTTCATCAGGCATGTCAGCCGTGGCGGTCAGTTCAAGGGTCTCCGTCAGCAGGCGGGTATCCACAGACTCACCGGCAGCGTGAGCGCGCATGGCCGCGAGCGCCACCTCCTCGGTGAACATGTACGGCGGGGTGCGGCGGTGTTTACCCGGCATGGTCAGACCGTACTTCAGGGCATAACGGGCAATCTCCAGCGCACCGGCAATATCGCCGGTATCCAGACGCCACAGCATGACCGTCATCAGAATGTCATCCTGTGCACCTTTGCCCTGCTCCAGCACGCCATTCACCCACGGCAACCAGAACGGCAGCAGTTCGCGTTTTTTCGCGGCCTTAAGCTCTTTTGAATAAATCGCTTTCAGTGTGCGCTGGTCTGCGGCGAGCTTAACCAGCATCTGCTCATAGACAGTTGCATGTCGCAGCGGGGCGGCGTCCCGCTGCGCGGTCATCGCTGCCGAGACCCGCATCATGTGGCGCTGTGCGGGACTCGTCATCGGTTACGCTCCCGGCTCTGCGGCCGCTTTAGCCAGTGTGGAGAAATCACCGACCTTAATTTTTTCCACCAGACAACCGGCGGCGTAGTCTTCCACCACGTAATCAATGTTCATTGACTCGTAGTTCTCCACGCGGTCGAGTTTCGGGTTTTCCTCAATCACGCGGCGATGGCTGTCATCCATGTAGTAGATGGACAGGTTTTCCAGCTTTGTGATGAGCATCGCATCCGCCGGGAAGTACGGGACGCGTACCGCCGGCAGGTTACCGATGCGTTTCTGGCTGATGATGACGTCAGCGGCCAGCATTTCGCTGTTGTCCTGCTCCTTGTTGACGATGGGAAAATACTTGTCCGCCAGTAGCTGACGTCCCACAATCACCACAAGGTCAGGGTCTTCCTGATACCACGGCTCAATCAGGTTGTTGGTCGCATCCATCACCAGTGCGTCAAGGCTGGCATAATCACCGCCCTTACCCACGCGGATGACCTCAGAGGTCGTGTGACCTTCCTCGTCAGTAACCTTGCTCATCACGCGCGCCGGGGCTTCATTGCGGTATTTCTGCAGCCAGCCGACCGCCACATCCTGCAGCATCTGGTTACTGCTGCGGTCAGAGGTTTCGGCACGCCTCACGCCGTTAAAACCGGCCATGATTAAATCAAGGGACTGGCGTTTGATAATGGCGTTACGGACACGGAGCTGGAAGTCCTGATAACGCGCCCACAGGTCAAGCGTTTTGTAGCGGATATAAAAATCGAAGTTAATCTGGTCGCATTCGTACTTGTTTGACGCCAGCTTCGAGAAGTCCTTCGGCTGACGCTCGGTGCCACCGGCGGTGTCTGTGGTGCTGGCGATGGAGCCGGTGACACCAATACCAATTTTTTCCCCTTTCATTTCGCTGACCGGCACAATGTTGATGCGGGTCAGAAAGTCAGAGGACTCCTGCATGGTGTTCATCAGGGTCTGGGTGACCGACGGTTCAACGGTGAATTTTTTCGACACATCACCGGCGTCGATGCCGTTCAGTTCGGCAACACGGGACAGGTAGGCATTAAATTTAAAGCGGGTTTCCTGGCGCATAGTTTTTCCTGAAATTAAGGGTTAATCGTGAAGGTTTTCCCGGACTGGCTGACGCCGGTCAGCAGTTCGTCATCAGGGCGTCACCGCCACCGCCGGTGGCCTTGCTGCGGCGCTGCTGGGTCAGACTTTCGGTGTGGTCGAGACTGTTTTTCAGGCGGCTGAATGCCTGGCTGGTTTCATCCGCCCTGTCAGTCACCTCCTGCTTAAGTGCGGAAAAGGCGGTTTCCATCTCAGCGAGTCGCTGCTCAGTGGCGCTCAGCTTTTCCTGCACATGTTCAGCAACAGCGGTCACCGCTTCATGCACGTCATTCAGACGGGCGTCATCGCTGGCCTGTTTGCGGCCAAAAATGGATTTCACCTTTTCGGTCAGGGCGGTGAACACGGTTTCAGGCAGGTCTTCAAATTCCAGCTCAACAGGCGTTGCCACTGAAATCAGGTTTTCAGGGCTTAATTTGAAGCGGTTCAGGGGGTTGTGTTTTGCCGTGCGGCAGAATTCCAGGTATTCCGTGCCGAGGCTTGCCGGGTCATCGGTGACGGCCAGACCCACCAGATAACATTTGCCGGTGTTGGCAAAGTTCGGCTGAATTTCCATTGAGGTGTAGACCTTCTGCGCGGCCTTGTTCATCGCGATAAGGTCATCGGTCGGGGTGATTTTCGCAAACAGCGCCCATTTGCCTTTCAGCGCCGAATCGTCATCAATCTTTTCGGCCTTCAGTTCGGCCACATCGCCATAACGTTTAAAAATACCGTCAGGCAGGATGCCGCGCAGATGTTCCAGGTTAATGCGGCAACCATAGACACGCGGGTCAAAGGTTTCGGCCATTTCCTGAATATCCTGCGCACTGATGACACGCCCGTCACAGGTGTCACCCTCAACGCCGATACGAAAGAATTTTGAGACTTTTTTTGCCATTGTCAGGAGTCCTGAATAGTGATTAGAAGAGTCACATGTCGGCATCAGTTTCCCGACGATGCGCATCCTCCGCCATCAGTCCCGGATGGCTTATCACTGACACAACAGCACCTTAGCGAATCGCGGGGCGCGACTCAGTAGCCTTGCCGTGTATTCATCACGGCGAGGTATTCATGACCATCACCACAGACACCACTCTTTTACACGACCCGCGTCGTCAGGCGGCGCTGCTGTACTGGCAGGGATTTTCCGTGCCGCAGATTGCCGCCATGTTGCAGATGAAACGCCCGACGGTGCAGAGCTGGAAACAGCGCGACGGCTGGGACAGCGTTGCCCCCATCAGCCGTGTCGAAATGAGTCTGGAAGCGCGGCTGACCCAGCTCATCATCAAACCGCAGAAAACCGGCGGTGACTTCAAGGAAATTGACCTGCTCGGACGCCAGATTGAACGACTGGCACGGGTAAACCGCTACAGCCAGACCGGCAACGAGGCAGACCTTAATCCGAACATCGCTAACCGCAACAAAGGCGGGCGGCGCAAACCGAAAAAGAATTTTTTCAGTGACGAGGCTATCGAAAAGCTGGAGCAGATTTTCTTTGAGCAGTCTTTCGAATATCAGTTGCACTGGTATCGCGCCGGGCTTGAGCACCGCATCCGCGATATCCTGAAATCCCGCCAGATTGGCGCGACGTTTTATTTTTCCCGCGAGGCGCTGCTGCGCGCCCTGAAAACCGGTCATAACCAGATTTTTCTGTCGGCCAGTAAAACGCAGGCGTATGTGTTCCGCGAATACATCATCGCCTTTGCCCGGCTGGTTGACGTTGACCTGACCGGTGACCCGATTGTCCTGGGCAATAACGGCGCAAAACTGATTTTTCTCGGCACCAACTCCAACACCGCGCAGAGCCATAACGGCGACCTGTACGTCGACGAGATTTTCTGGATACCGAATTTTCAGGTACTGCGTAAGGTGGCATCAGGTATGGCCTCACAGAGTCACCTGCGCTCGACCTATTTCTCCACCCCGTCCACGCTGGCGCACGACGCCTACCCGTTCTGGTCGGGTGAACTGTTCAACCGGGGACGCGCCAGCGCCGCCGAACGCGTGGAAATCGACGTCAGTCATAACGCTCTTGCCGGTGGGCTTCTCTGTGCGGACGGTCAGTGGCGGCAGATTGTCACCATTGAGGACGCCCTGAAAGGTGGCTGCACGCTGTTCGACATTGAGCAGCTTAAACGCGAAAACAGCGCCGACGATTTTAAAAACCTGTTCATGTGTGAATTTGTTGACGACAAGGCGTCGGTGTTCCCGTTCGAGGAGCTGCAACGCTGCATGGTCGACACGCTGGAAGAATGGGAAGACTATGCGCCGTTTGCCGCGAATCCGTTCGGCTCCCGCCCGGTCTGGATTGGTTACGACCCGTCACACCGTGGCGACAGTGCCGGATGCGTGGTGCTGGCACCGCCGGTGGTGGCCGGTGGCAAATTCAGAATACTTGAGCGTCACCAGTGGAAAGGCATGGACTTTGCCACCCAGGCTGAATCCATCCGCAAACTCACCGAAAAATACAACGTCGAATACATCGGAATTGATGCCACCGGCCTCGGTGTCGGCGTGTTCCAGCTCGTTCGCTCGTTCTATCCCGCCGCACGCGATATCCGCTACACGCCGGAAATGAAAACCGCAATGGTGCTCAAGGCAAAAGACGTTATTCGCCGTGGCTGTCTGGAATATGACGTCAGCGCCACCGACATCACCAGCTCGTTTATGGCTATCCGCAAGACCATGACCAGCAGCGGACGCAGCGCCACCTATGAGGCCAGCCGCAGCGAGGAAGCCAGCCACGCCGACCTCGCCTGGGCGACCATGCACGCCCTGTTAAATGAGCCACTCACCGCCGGTATCAGCACCCCGCTGACATCCACCATTCTGGAGTTTTACTGATGAGCAAGAAAAAAGGGAAAACACCGCAACCTGCGGCAAAAAAAATGACCGCCAGCGCCCCGAAAATGGAGGCATTCACCTTTGGTGAGCCGGTGCCGGTGCTCGACCGCCGTGACATTCTGGATTACGTCGAATGTATCAGTAACGGCAGATGGTATGAGCCGCCGGTCAGCTTTACCGGTCTGGCAAAAAGCCTGCGTGCTGCCGTGCATCACAGCTCACCGATTTACGTCAAACGCAATATTCTGGCTTCAACGTTTATTCCGCATCCGTGGCTTTCCCAGCAGGATTTCAGCCGCTTTGTGCTGGATTTTCTGGTGTTCGGCAATGCGTTTCTGGAAAAGCGTTACAGTACCACCGGTAAGGTCATCAGACTGGAAACCTCACCGGCAAAATATACCCGCCGTGGTGTGGAAGAGGATGTTTACTGGTGGGTGCCGTCCTTCAACGAGCCGACAGCCTTCGCGCCCGGCTCCGTGTTTCACCTGCTGGAGCCGGATATTAATCAGGAGCTGTACGGTCTGCCGGAATATCTCAGCGCCCTTAATTCTGCCTGGCTGAATGAGTCGGCCACGCTGTTCCGCCGCAAGTATTACGAAAATGGCGCACATGCCGGATACATCATGTACGTCACTGATGCCGTGCAGGATCGCAACGATATCGAAATGCTACGCAAAAACATGGTTAAGTCGAAAGGCCGCAATAACTTTAAAAATCTGTTTCTCTATGCCCCACAGGGGAAAGCCGACGGCATTAAAATTATCCCCCTCAGTGAAGTGGCGACGAAGGACGATTTTTTTAATATCAAAAAAGCCAGCGCCGCTGACCTGCTGGACGCGCACCGCATCCCCTTTCAGTTGATGGGTGGCAAGCCGGAGAACGTCGGGTCGCTGGGCGATATTGAGAAAGTAGCAAAGGTCTTTGTCCGCAATGAGCTTATCCCGTTACAGGACAGGATCCGCGAGATAAACGGCTGGCTCGGTCAGGAGGTCATCCGATTTAAAAACTACTCACTGGACACTGACAACGGCTGAACATCGCCGCCTGCGGGCGGCTTTTTTACACCCCGTCATCACGCCCTCACACGTTCGCCACTGTACAAAACACCCCGCAGACACACCAACGCCCCGGCAGGCCGACTAAACGCCATCACGACGCGCTCAGACGCTGAAAAAATAAAATCAGCACCACCGCCAGCGCGCAGTGCTTTCCCCGCCTCGCCCGCCCGCTTCATGGGTCGGTTTTGATGCAATTCCAAAAGCCGTCCAAACTCTCTTAGGCTAAATGTCCAACGAGAAAATAGTTCTTTGAATGTGAATGCATTTTAATGCAGAGTTATGCCCAGCATTTTTGTACACTTCGATGTATCAAATGCGCTGCAAACGATCAAATATGGATGTTTTATCAAGCATCCCCCAAAAGATATTTACATCATCCCATGAGGTTAAGATGGATAACAAAATCGTAGAAATTGAGACAAATAAGCTTGATTTTGACCCTAAAAACCCACGTTTCTTTCGTCTCAATGATGCCAGTAACGCTGCAACAGTCATTGAGGAAATGTTAGATGACGAAAGTGTCCACGATCTAATGCTATCAATCGGTCAGCAAGGTTACTTTCCTGGAGAACCTTTATTGGCAGTAAAAAGCAATGGAAACTACATCGTGGTTGAGGGAAACAGACGCTTAGCTGCTGTAAAGTTGCTCAATGGAGATCTGCTTCCTCCAAAAAGAAAACTTAAAGGTGTGCAAGAAATCATTGATGATACTACCAATAAACCTAAGAAACTTCCCTGCATCATTTATGAAAACCGAGAGGATGTACTGAGATATATCGGTTATCGTCATATAACTGGGGTCAAAGAATGGGACTCATTATCTAAAGCCAAATACCTTAAAGAGTTATGTGATACTTTTTATTCACATGAGCCTAAAGAGATAGTATTAAAAAATCTGGCTCGTGAGATTGGGAGTAAACCACATTATGTTGCAACACTTCTCACTGCACTGAACTTATATGAAGTCGCGCATGACCATGAGTTTTTTAATTTACCCATGAAGGCTTCTGACGTGGAATTTTCATATATAACCACAGCTTTGGGATATTCAAAAATCACAAACTGGTTAGGTCTACAGGATAAAAAGGATTTTTTAGACCCAAATTTAAATGAAGAAAACCTTAAGCGTTTATTCTCTTGGTTTTTTGTGCCTGACCAACAAGGTAGAACCATCATCGGTGAGTCTCGAAGAATAAAAGATATTGCAGCAGTGGTTGAGAAACCCGAAGCAATTGAAATTCTCATGAAAAGTTCAAACTTGGATGAAGCATATCTATATACCAGCGGAGAAAGAGAAGCATTAGATAAAGCACTAAACGCAGCTAGTGTTAAATTAAGAGTAGTTTGGGATATGCTACTTAAAGCTAAAGAATTAACATTAGAGCATGAAGAGGCTGCATCTGAAATTTTTGAGATGTCAAAAAATATTAGAAATCAGATCAGAAGCAAAAGGGAGGATGATTGAGATTATGATTACAAATCTTGATTCAATGCCTTCTAATGAGCCTTATTTATGGGCTGATTATATTGAGATATTGGCCTTAACTAATATCGACAGGTCATTCAGTCGAGGAGACCTATATAGCACACTGCAAGCTCAACCCGAAGCAGTACTAGCTGAAACAGATGAAGCAGAAGAAGAGGGCGTTTATGATGTTGATGATGAAAATGATACGCCTGTACGCAAGAGAACAAAACGAAGTGTTAGTCGAGCATATACTGACAGAAAGTGGAGCTATGCGATAGGCTTCATACGACAACGCATTGATTTATTTGGGGATAGTTACCCTTTTACTTTATCAGAAGACAACGATACTGTAGAGTTACGTGATATATCAGAAAAGCCACTGGAACATTTAGAAAGACTATATTTAGCTTTACTAATCTGTGCTAACATAAAATATGTCAACATAATGAGCAGAAGAGAGATAACGCGCAGTTTTGAACTAATTAGTTTACCTATTTTTGAAAGCCTAATGCCTAGCGGTAGCATAATAAAAGCATGCTGGGCTTCTGGTGGTCAAGCGGCCCCTTACACTGGAACTCTATATAATAAATTTAAGAGTATTGCTTCCGATATCCGTTGCACAGCGAACTTCAAAGAACGAGATTTCAGTCGAGGAAATAGTGGTGACGGAGGCCTTGACATAATTGCCTGGCATCCAATGGGAGATCAACGAGATGCCATCCCTATTTCTTTTGTTCAGTGTGGCTGTTCTCAAGAAGAGTGGGAAGCGAAGCAGCTTGAGGCCTCACCTGCGATGCTCTACAGTAAATTCCCCGTAGCTCACCGATGGGCAACTTATTATTTCTTACCTCAAGATCTACGATGGATAGATGGTGAGTGGGCGCATAAAAATAAGTTAGGCGATGCTATTTTTGTTGATCGCCTAAGATTAATCAATTTAACCAGAGCATCTGATAATATTGATCACAGTCAAAATATTAGCTATCTAGATATCATCCTTGATCCTTCCAGCGCGATCGCTGCTTAATCCCATAAATCTGGAAGGTTTCTAGCAACCGCCTCAAACAATGGAGGCGGTACTGCATTACCTACCACAGTATATTTCATATTAATAGAAGCCCGTTCAGTTTCTGGGAAAATTAAATCCCCAAAACCTTGTAAAATAGCAGCCTCTCGATAGCTAAACCTACGAGCTGGTGCATCCGAAGTAAATTGCCACTTATCAGGTCCCAATTTTTCTAATGTTGGACTTATTGGATGTAGAGGCATATGTCTAGGATTTGCAACAATTGTTTTAGATATCTGATCCCAATCTTGCCTACGGTTTCGCGATAGATAATACCAATGAAAATCGGCGTCATAAAACTCGCCAACAGGCCAAACAGGCATATGCCCAATAGCATCACGAATTGTGGAATATGGTGTCAAACCATCACCATGTGTTGGTTTTGGAAATTTGTATGTAATACCGTAGTCCTTTCGTATTCCTACGATAAAGATTCGCTTCCTATCTTGGGATACCCCATAATGGGACGCATTCAGAATTTGCGAGCTTACTGTATAACCTGCTTCTTCGAAAACTTTGAATTGATCCTTTAATAAATGCTCAAAGTTACGCCTTACCATACCAGAGACATTCTCTACAATGAATGCTTTTGGCTTAATTTTACTCAAAGCACGGGCAAACTCTAAATATAGTGTATTAATCTTTCTATCTGCCTTCCTTGCCCCACCTTGACTAAATCCTTGGCAAGGATAGCATCCGATGAGCAACTCAGCAGAAGGGAACGACTGGAGCCCTGAGATATCGCCCAAAATGTAGTCAGTTTCAGGATGGTTTTCTAAGTAAACGTCCCTTGCGTAAGGCAAAATATCATTTGCCATAAGCACATTGAAACCTGCGTTCAAAACTCCCGCATCAGAACCACCACATCCAGAAAAAAGTGAAACTACAGTTGGCATTGACCCCTCCTAAAAACCGACCGCGTATTATAGCGAAACACCCCGTTGGGAAAAGCTAGATTTTGCCAAGTCTTGATATTCTCACGTTTTAGTAGTTGTGGCCATCTTTAACGAGAAAAAGATAAAATTGACTTCTCATTAATTTTCAATAGGTTTAATTGTAAGCTCAAACTAACGCCTCGCGACACTCGTTATTCAACCCCGCCAGCCCTGAAAACAAGTTTCACGACTGGCGGCGTTCTCTATCGTCTGCGTTGTGGTGGCGCAACTCTGGACTGACCGATATGGTTAAACCGCCCGTAATTATCCCGGACTATTTCGGCACACCCGACCAGCTCATCGGGCGTCAGATTTTCGTTGACCATAATCCGCTGTAAACGCTGAACAATAGCCATCAGCTTGATATTTTTAGTTTTATGGTGCGGTATCTCGCCTGGTATTCTGTGCATTATCCAAGCCACCCGTTTTGCTGTGCACGCTCCATCTGTTCATCTGAATAGTTCCATGCTCCATCCGTGGCAACCATTGCCCCGCCAGACATCCCCGTCTCTGGTTCATACATAACAGCAAGGCCGAGCTGATGCATAATTTCATGATTAATTCTGAATACCAGGCCACGCTCACTAAGTTCTTTCCAGTTCACAATCTCATATGCGCCTGTATTAAGCAGCTCAATACTTAGCAAGACATAATCTTCCAGCCAGTCTGACAGGTCAGTAACATCTGTTATCCGGGCTTCAACATTTCGCCCCGTATACACACCCTGCACCCATTCATACAAAATCAACGTGTCCCCGCGCTCATAATTACGGTCATTTTTCCGGAACTCTGCACGTTTCTTTCCTTCCAGCACAAGGTCGAAATATTTTGCGTGCAGCTTTACCTCGTGAATTTTTGCCATTATGTCCACTCCATTACTGTTGAGAATCCCGGCCACTCATCAGCGACCGGATACGTGAATTTTTTCCCGTCATAATTTACGGTCGCGCCACGCGCCAGCGCCTCAAGCTCCCATCGCTGCGGCCTGATACCGTTCTGAGCAAGGTCAACGCGGATACGGGTAATTTGCGTTCGTTCCGACCGGGTCAGTCTGGCCGATGGCGCTATTTCATGTGGTTTTAACGGGCTTGCGTTTCTCTGCTGACGATTTGGTGTTCTCAGTTCGTGTTTTAATGCACCTCTGAGCGCCCTCACGACCTCTGGCTCATTCCATTCGATAACACCGTCATCAACCAGATTAAGCACGGCTGCGGCATGTTCATAAGGTGTGGGAGCCGGTAACGAAGTATCACTGCCGGTGAGCTTTCCACAGTTATTGACAGGACTCCGAGGCGCGGCGATGCCGCTTTTTAAAGTCAAAGGCTCAACGACCGGAACTTTCGGCACAATGCGCCAGTCCGTCGTTCTGGTGATATGAATATGACGCGCGCCGAGATGCGGCGCGTAAATACCGACCACTCTCTCGACTTCTTCCTCGTACTCGTTAACGTCACTCGACGGGCTACGGGCAACCCTGACAGTCTGACAATCGCGCGGGACATTTGCCCCACCCTGCGCGCTGATATACAACGCAAAATCACCACTGTCTGCGGCAGCGCGAGCAGCCTCGACGCGTTCGTCAAACTCATCAGCAATACTGACGCCGCGAGGCAATTTGCGTAGTTCACGGTAAGCCCCCATTGTCGGCAGTCCAACCGTTTTAAATTGCGGGATGCGCCACGTTGACGCCCATGCGGTAACAGCCGCGGCAGTATCTTTAAGCGGCTTACCGGTATCGTTATCGAGCTGACCATCCAGTGCATAGCCGTCGATATTTTTTGAAATGTATTTCGCGATATATCCCGCAGCACCGCCCCGGTTAAGGTGCTTTGCCTGAAAACGGTTTCGCGCGGCTCCTCTTTCGTCACCATCCTCTTTGAGCGCATAGCGACGCATGATTTCGATAATCTGGTTACGCTGGCGTGGATTACAAAAAAGCATCATATGCCAGTGCGGCGTTCCGTCGTGGTGTGGCTCGACGACACGCAAACCGTAGACCTGTAAATCATTATCCTTGAATGCCGTGCGCATCAGGCTCCAGATGCGGCAGAGATAACGCTGCGCATCCTTTGGATTAAATGCCTCATCGTTCCAGCCGTGATTAAGCTGAACGGTTTTACTTTCGCCTTTTCTGACCTGACGAGTCGGGTGATACTTTGACGGCGCGGTCAGCGTGATAAACATCCCCACATCACCCTCTGCGGCGGCGTAACGCTCAATACCGGCAATGGTGTTCATCAGCTCCATCCGGCGAATTTCAGGATTAGAAATACTGCCCATCACCTTACTGATAAGGTCGATGCGCTCGCCGGTTTCCCTGTTTTCAAGGTCACACGATTTAAGAAATTCCAGATTTGCCTGGCGGCGCGCACGCACATCACGAATGGCGTGTTTACTGGCATAAGGAGAACGGTCTTTATTGACCTCCCCGACAGCTATCAGTAACGCTTCATGCCAGCGCATACGCTGGCCTTTAAGCTGATGAGTCCACCACTCATCGTTAAACAGACGGGCAATGGCAGAATATGCCTGCCTCGTGGTCATCTGCCCTTTACGGTATTTTTTCCAGTAGAGAGGGGAAATATTGAAAGCACGTGCAGCGCCAGCAACATGACCATAGAGGTGAGCCTGCGCCTCATCCGTAAACAGCGATTCTTTTTCGCCATGCGCATCCACCCAGGCATCGCTGAGTTCCTCATACATCATGAAAAGCTGCGATGAAATACGGGCGGCAAACTTTTTCAGCTCCTTGTCATTCATTCTGGGCAGGCGCGCATAGTGGTCACGCTCTGCCAGAAACAGCAACGACGCGTCGGTGTTCATTTCATGGCGCTGATTCACACGCTCAATGCGCGGCCATAAACGACGCTGAAAAGTGGATGTGAGAAAATAAAACCCGTGCACCGGGCTTTTATTGCGCCGGATGTAGTCATAGCGTGAAGTAAACAGCGAGCGCAAAAAGTAAGGCAGGCGGTTAATCGTGGATAAAACACCTTGCACCTGACGCATCTCGTCACGTGTAAGGAGTCTTTCGCGCCCGACGGCCTCGCGTGGCGCGTTCCATGCATAAGCACCGGTAAACGCCTTACCGGTGCCTGCAGCAAATGCTGACGGAGGGACAAAACGCCCGGAGGCTTTAACGGCCATATGAGCCAAAAGCCTCTGAACAACGCCTGCTGAGTTGCTCAACCTGCGCGTTTAAATCAGCAAAAGACTTTGCGCTTCCGGTCAGAATATCGTGATGCATCAGGCCGGAAACGAGCTGGCTTAATTTCGGGTAATAACCAACCACCGCCAGCCATTCCTGACCGGCGTTTTTACCGCTTTCCGCTCTCTTTTTCTCGTGGAGAATAAACTGAAAGCTGTCACTGGTAACGACATAACGTTCGCCAATTTCGATACGAATACTCATGCCATTCTCCGGTAATGCTTGTTTTTTGCTTCAAAGACTGACTGGCAGGAAACACAACGCGTGGCTGACGGATAAGCTGCACGACGGGCAGCAGGTATTGGCGCGTCACACTCTTCGCAAACCAGCGCAGAAACACCGCAATGTTTTACCCTTGCCGCGTTAATCTGGCGCTCCAGTAATTCAGCCTGTTGTTCCTGAATAAAATCTATGTTGTCCGGCATTATCAGCCCCTTTTATCGTTAAGTTTCCTGGATACATCAGCGCAATAACTGGCAAGTTCTGTCGTTAATTTTGTCAGTTCATCCACTGAGGAAATTTGCTTGTGGAATACAGCGCGTTTAACAAGTAAATTGACCACATCAGACAAGAGGTTTAATTCATTCTGATAAATCGCGATAACAAATTCAGTTATGTCGCGTTTTTCTTTATCAAGACAAAGTTGAATAAGAGACAAATCGCCATTTTTCATAACGGCGATTTTTAAGGCGTTATTCAGTAATACAACTGAATGAGAACAGGACATCAAAGCACCTCCCCGCGAGACAATCCGATATTGTGAAATTTTTCCGACTCCTGACTGAGCAGCTCGACTATCTCCACGCGGGATAACTCCGCCTTTGTGATGTGGCGAATCATGGCGTCAAGATGAGAAGAAAAGCGCGTCGCAGCGTCGGCCTGTGCTTCGGTTCTGGCCTGTTGCAGCAGTAATGTGTATTTACCGCACTGATTTTCAGAAACTGTATGCATGACTTTCTCCAGGCAAAAAGAAGCCCCGCACGATTAAGTGCGTTAAAAACTCTGGTTAATTATTTAATGCAGATATTGCTCTGGTTTTACCGACGTCAGAATTGTCGGTGCATACTCAAACAGGCTGAATAATTCACGTAATGCACGGAACAAAGCATCACGCCAGTAACATGATTCTTCATTAATTCGCCAGTATGGCTGGTTGAATTCTTTTTCAGTCAGTCGTGCGTGCATAAATAAAGTGCGACGCTGACTGACTGTTAAAAAACTAATATATGCATACTCACTTGCGCCAACCTGACGGCGTTTTGAGAATGCGCCACGCAATTCATCAATTGCACAAACCAGTCGTTCACGTTCGACGTCGTTCATTTCTTCAAAACGCATCGTTGCGTGACGCTGTTTTAACTGTGCATGAAAGCAAACCGTTAGCCGTTCGCGCTCCATCATCTGATTATAATAATCACATGTATCCTGCCAGCGAGGGACGGCAAGATGCTTGCCAATTATCCGGCGCATAGCTGCTGGCTGTTTTTCAACGAGATTAAGCGTCATCACTGTCATTTCCAGCCCCTCCGGCTTTTCAGAAAGGTCAGAGCCTTTTTTAACGGACTCTGTTTTTTGGTGCGGATAATGATTCCCTTACGCCCCTTACCGTGGGTGATGGTGAAGTCAATCGCCCTGGGGCTTTCGTTACGCAGTAACTGAGCAATACAACGCGGTTCACTCATAATCACAACCCCATCCACAAAAGCCATGCATCACGCTGTTCAACTGGTCGGTTATAAAACGCCTCTCGTACAGCGCGATTAAACTCTGGAATGAAAACCCACTTCTCACCGACACGAGCGTTCGGCTTACTTGGATCACGAAGCTCAATAACTGGCAACTTATTCTCTTTTACCATCTTGACTACAGCCGTTTCTGGCTTACCAAGTAACTCTGCAAACTTAACCGTATGTACCGCATCAATCGGGTACTGAATCACATAGTCATTGACTTCCATTGATTAGCCCTTTTTGCTTTCGTGTTACCCTTATTAGATCCAGTCCCTTCTAGGTCGCACCTGTCCTTTCTAGGGACTGGCTAACACACTCAAAAGGTCACCAATACACAACCTTTTGACGGGAATATAAGTCACCAATAGGTTACTGTCAAATGCAGACATTCGAAAAACTGAAAGCGATTAGGAAAGCAGAAGGCTTAACACAGGCGAAATTCAGCGAAATTAGCGGGATAGCTCTAGGAACAGTCAAAAATTACGAAAGTGGGCATAAAGACCCTGGTCTCAGCATCGTTATGCGAGTCACAAATACGCCTTTATTTAAAAAATATACGCTCTGGTTAATGACTGGTGATACGTCACCACAAGCTGGTCAGATCGCGCCGGCTCTCGCACACATTGGGCAAAAACCAACAGAATCAGACCACTCCGAAAAACAGACTGGTTAACACTCTATAAACATTACATTTTCACCATTTGTTACCAAGATGGTGAATACAGCGTCAGAGGGCTTTCTTATGTCAATTAAGAAGCTCGATGATGGACGCTATGAAGTGGACATTAGACCTCGCGGTCGCGACGGAAAACGCATCCGCAGGAAATTTGAAAGAAAAGCTGAGGCTGTAGCATTTGAGCGATACACAATCGCCTACGCCAGCCAGAAAGAATGGGCAGGTCAGCGAGCAGATCGCAGAACTTTGAGTGAGTTGCTGAACATCTGGTGGAAATATCACGGGCAAAACCACGAGCATGGAACAAAAGAGTTTAATCATCTGCTCAAAACCATCAGCGGCATAGGTGATATACCAGTGAGCCGGATGAGCAAAAGAGCTTTGATGGATTATCGTTCCATGCGACTACGTGATGGTATCAGTGCCGCAACGATAAACCGTGACATGTACCGATTATCCGGCATGTTCACAAAATTAATTCAATTGGATGAATTTTCCGGGCAACACCCAATTCACGGACTGCCGCCACTGGCGGAGGCCAACCCTGAAATGACGTTCCTGGAAAAAGCAGAAATCGAAAAACTGTTAAATGTTTTGGATGGTGATGACTTACTTGTCGCACTTTTATGTCTGAGCACTGGAGGAAGATGGACGGAAGTTGCCACGCTAAAACCAGCACAGATTACAAATTGCAGGGTTACCTTCCTGAAAACCAAAAACGGTAAAAAGCGAACCGTGCCGATTTCTGAGGAACTGGAGAAAAAAGTTAAAGAGGAGGCCAGCGCTAAATTATTCAAAGTTGATTATGAGAAGTTTTGCGGGATTTTACGCAGAGTGAAGCCAGATATACCACCCAATCAGGCAACCCACATCCTGCGGCATACATTCGCAAGCCATTTCATGATGAATGGGGGCAATATAATCGCACTGCAACAGATTCTGGGACATGCGAGCATTCAGCAGACGATGGCCTATGCGCACCTTGCGCCTGACTACCTGCAAAATGCCGTCGCGCTGAATCCTCTAAAAGGCGGAGTGACGTTATAAATTTCCCTTCTGAGTGTCCACATAGTGTCCACACTCTCAGAACTTTGTAGCCCTTCCAGTCCCTTATAGGTTTTCTTAAGTTACTGTTTTCTTACGGAAACCGATGTAAGTGATTGATAAAAAAAACCCCCACATCATGTGGGGGAAGACAGGGATGGTGTCTATGGCAAGGAAAACAGGGTTTACTACTGGGAACGTGAGTTGCTACTACTCA